AAGCATAATGCTAAGAACCCGTTTTTCATAGGTACGTTTTTCAAAACTATTTTGAGGAAATGAAAAATGGACATTTTTAAAATGTCCATTTTGGTTGAGCGATGCCATTTCTTTTTCTGGATATCTATAAGAAAATAATTGGAAAAATGTGTATATTGTATATGATATAGGGACTTATCTGGCATTGTTTTCATGGTTGGCCATCTGTGCAATGACGCATATATATGGATCATTCAATTCAAATCGCACGCCAATTACCTTTGTAGTAATCTTATCATTCTCTTTAATGTTTGCAAAGCGATTATTAGTAAAGTGATGGTCACGTGCAATAAACACAACGACTGGTACATTTCCATCTTCGTCATTCACCTCAGCGTGAACACCCGCTTTGGTAATTGTCTTTACATCGCATTCAACTAGCATTCCTTCCACTGGGTGACAAACCATACATTCGAATACAGTTTGGAATTCAATACTATCCCCGTTTACGGTGCCACTCGAATAACTAATTACTTTTACAGAATTAGGTTTGATAAATCCTTCGGGAATACAACGTCCCTCTGTATTCTTAGAAATCCAACGTTCTAAATTGCGTTTAATATTTTGTCCAACCTCTGTAATAGAGAGGAAGACCTTCATGTTCAATAGCTCCTGAACATATACTCCGTACACCTTAGGGTCTTTTTTAGAAACGCTATTATATTTGTCCATCTTAACTAATATAATACTATATTATCTTTTATGTATTTTACGTAATTTCATATAGAATTCAATTTTTCGCACTTCATTTCTTAACTTCGATAATGCGGTTCAATAACGCTTCTTCTGGGTTGAAAAACCATCGCTGTGATTGGTGGCGAATATCATCATAGTGTCGAAGTAATATCTCCATCATAACACACAATCCATTCTTGAATACTATGTTTTTAAACGTCACCCCATTAATGTCAATGTCCGCATTAATAGTAATTTCAGAATAGGCGTTGCTGCCATGTACATTATTTAATCGTGCGATAATATCACGTTTACCTGCATTCTCACAATAGGCACCCTTGTTGTTTCGTTTGTCGTTCAAATTCTTGGTCTTAAAAACGACCTCATTGTTCTTAAATACACTCATAAACCCTACAATACTATTATAGGATTTGATATTGGAAATGAAGCGCGTGAGTTTGGGTTTAAATTCAGCATACTCGGTACCATCCAACTCGTTCCAAAGACCCGCATCCTGTTTGTCTTGAACATAGATCTTAAACGTTGTATTTGCATTGTCTTCGAATAACAAGAGTATTCCGGTATAAGAACTCGTATGCATTATCTTAGTATCGAAGTAGTCTTTGATAGTTGTTTCAATAGATAACAGTTTTGCTGTATTGTCATTATACAAGTACTGTATTGCGAGTAGTTTATCTGTCAGAGAAAGCGTATCGATGGAATGATGAACGGCATACTTAACAATATCCTCGTCGTTTAAGTTATGAAATTGCTTGATTTTATGGAATACACTGCCTAGGTGTTTATACCAATCGACCTCACCAGTTTCTAATTCTCGGATAGAGTGTGTAGTTTGCATATCAATATCACCCGTTAATTCATCAATCATGATCGCGGATTTCATATTTTCTCTGATAGTTTCTAATACATCGGTATAGGTTCGTGTGTTTTTTATTTCAGTTATTTCTCCGGTTATCTGAGAACCTGTTTTCGGTTTACCCCGAGGTTTTACCGGAAGTTCGAGTTGCAATACGGACGGCTTGTAGTCAACCGGTGCATCACGTTCGAATATGGACGCATATTGGTCTGTAATCTCAATCGGTTGAAATGCGTATATTTCACCACGGTTCGTTAAATAACCTATGCGTCCGTATTTATCAGTTAATTGTTCCGTCTTGTTATTGACAAAACGAGATAGTGCAAAATCAATCTGTTTTTCGTCATAAGAATAGTCTATGTTCTCGTTGGGGTATTGACTATTGACATTTTTAATGAGGTGTCTATTGGGAACATTCAATTTGATGTTGATAGAATTGATCAGCTCATTTCTATGATAAAAAACCTTCTCTTTGAATAACTGTCGGATACGCTTGACGATGGCACTGTAATTAATTCGGGCATATTCCTCATTGTATGTATCTTCAACAATATCAGACGCACCTATTGGTGTATTTGGAGAACATGTGAAACTACAATTATCCATATAATCACATACATCAGTGAACGCTCTATCTCCAATATTATAATCAACCATGGCACCATCTTCGTTGCTTGACAATTTAATTTTGACATTTCTATTCTCAGTTATTTCAAGTAGTTTATCAACGGCAAAGTTCGTCTGCCCGATATTGAGTATACAATCTACTGCAATCTCTTTTAATATCCGAGTAACTATACCGATCTGCTTTGCCTTTTTCTCGGCGAACCGGTATACGTACATATCAGCTGGTTCTTCTTCGTTTTGTGGAAGAGTAGCATGCAAATACAACTCGACATTCCGCTCTTCAAATGGCAAACGACAGTGACTTAGATTTCTTACACCACGACCGATAATCTGTTCTATTCGGTTCATATTATACCATGGTTCCATGATATGGATCTGACGAATATTTTTAAAATCAAGACCCTCGGCTGCTGCCTTGGTAATAAGAATAACCTTTACATTTTCTCCGTATGCATTTTCAGGGTTAGTAATATATTTCAAGTCGTCATAATTGTTTGGAGAGAACCGTTTGTCACCAGTAATCATTACATATCGTGCAGGTGTAAACGTTTTATTATCCTCGGGAACAAATTGTGATTTTGGTTTCATAGTAAGTGAGTCAATATACTCAGATGGAGGTGTTTTGAACAACGAACGTGTATGACCCGCTGACCCATAACGTGAAAACCCCATCTCTTCCAATGCAAGAGCCATGGGGACAACTCCTCCATCGATATATTGTGAATAGACAATAACAATGCCAGTCGATTTTAATATAGAATTACATACAGTAGACATTTTGTTACTATATTTATGTAAGTTGTCTTGGTGAAAGATGCGCCCATGTGTATTCAAAATCTTATCGTTGTATTCATAATCATATCGCATCAACTCACTGGTTTTGTGTTTGGTAACTTTTGCCAGTCCGTTTTTGCCGACCATGTTCTGAATAATGTTCTCCATATTAACGTCGGTTGTCTCTTTGTTCTCGAATATCTGATCGAGTTCACTACTAGGATACACGATATCCAACGATTGTAGTGGTTTTTCGAGATATGTATAACCAAATGTCTCCATGTTCTCGAATGAAGGCATTATTTTTGTTTTTCCAAATTTATCCGTTACTGTCGAACTACGTGATCGTAGATATTCCATGATGTATTTATAACCTTTTTCTTGGTATTCCCCGATGGGTGTTACATGCAATGGGACATGTTTTAATGGCATATCAATCTCTTTTAGGTTCATCTGTATCTTAGGATAGTTCTCGATATTTACCACATTTTCCGGTGAAAATATGTCAGGGTAAATGCGATAAGGGAATGTATAAGGGTTCTCTCCGCGAACATAGGAGATATAGCCAGTTAACTTACGCTTTAAAAGTTCTCTTCCATTCTCGTAAAATTTCCCGCTTTGATCAGTCCTTTCCTCTACAAAAATCCCATTCTTATCAAACACCATGTTTTCCGTTATGGAGCTTCTCTTGTCTACACTATTCAAAATATTCGTTAACCATATGATCTCTTTGTAACTATTGTACATGGGTGTAGCCGATAATAATAACAGACGTATGTTGTCAGCATGTTTACATATTTCCATTAACAAGGAAGCTGTCTTCGTTTTGTCCTTGTTATCATCCGTTGGGCGAATATTATGAACCTCATCAATAATAATAAGGCGATTGTTGAAAAATTTGCGAATTTGCCTTAGTTTCATCTCTTTGCGGTCTTTTGCAGAGTATTGCATGTTGTCGTTGATAAAAACCTTTCGTTGTATGAAATGTGCGATTTCGGTATAACCGACAAAAGAATAGTATTTGTTTATAATGCTATTAATCTGACTAATCACTTTTTCACGCGGTATACCGCGCATACTAGTGGGATTAATCTCTTTTATCAATGCATTACCGATGCACGTATTTAAATTCCATAGGTCTCCATCTGCTTCTAATTTCCGCTCATCGAATAGTTGTAAGCGGAAATTGTTTTGCACATTGGGTGAAGCAACAACTAATATTCGCTGGGTTAAACCAATCTGTTTCATAAATCCGCGCATTTCTTCGGCAATGCCGATAGCACTACATGTTTTACCAGTACCTAGGCCGTGATATAACAACATGGCATTGTATGGTGTCTGGAAAGAAAGGAAATTCTTAACAAACATTTGATGTGGCATTAATTCAAAATCGGCCTTGCATAACAATTCTGCATGTGATTTCACATCACGTATTTTTCCGTCATACATCGTATCGTGGAACTCTTTGCGTTTTGCAATTTTAACATTGAAATTGGGGTCATTCAGTTCAGGGTATAGAAAGTCTGAATTAGCATCATCATTGGATGCAAGATGTTCATAGTATTCTTTGTTAAATTGGAATACATTCCCTTCTTTGCTTTCCATATCATTCGGTACAACGCCAATCGAATTTTGTAGCTCCATATCACTAGACGTCATATTTACATCCAAATTGTCATCTATGTCATTTGCGTCTAGTCGTTCTCCATCGTCTTTTATATAAATACTATCTTCGTCAGGTATTGGTTCAACAACTGGTTCAACAACTGGTTCAACAACATCATTAATAATGGGTGTAATAATATCCTCTGTCGATGGTAAGGAAGACGATAACGTTGGCTCAATATTCTCAACTGGTCTATTCTCAATACATATTATTAATTTGACGAGATCGATTTTACGCCTAGCATCGGAAGAGTTTTTTTGACCGGTAGGTTCTCCTTTTAGTTCAGATAGAATATCACGTAGAGCTTGACCAGACATCTTTTGCAATTCATTCATGCGGATCAATTCCTCTTCTGTTGTAGGGACATAATCAACGGAACATCCTAATACAGTTTTATTCGTCGTTTTCTTGGGAATAGCTTCACATAGATTAGAGATAGGGTTTCTTTGTTCGCCTGGTGGACAGCGTTTTTTCAGTGTACGCTTATTGGAAATCGGTTTTATTTTTTCTGTAATCTGAGACATCCTACCTTATTACTTTAAAATATGCGTATATAATTTTACACACATATTTCATTTGTATCAACAAATATTCAAAACCTCATGGATTACAGAAACCGTTTCAATCGGAAACCAGTGAGTGTTTGATTTATTTTTGTTAACATGGATAGTTTTTCTAAATTGTAAGGGCGAATGTCTTGAATACATTGTTCGTATGTCTTCCATTCCATGCGACTAACCTCAGACACTTCGTAATTGTCCATATTTACATGACAATTATTATCCACATAGGTTAAAAAATACTTATGCTTGTAAGATTTATAATTAGAGCCCGTAAATATTTCTTCATAAGGGATAATATTTTGCACCAAACTAAGGTTAGATGCATGAATGCCAGTTTCTTCACTGAATTCTCTTAAAGCACATGCATAATCATTTTCTTGATAATTCCGTCTTCCTTTGGGAAATCCCCATTCCGGGTCATTCCATATGCCATATTGATTACTTTCGTCGATTAATTGATTTAGATTATATGGTTCTGATCGATAAAAAATACCATTTTTTAAGGAATTGAATTTTATTTTGGATATATGTTCCTCATGCTTGTATTGGCATGATATTTTACAATCGCCCCATATATCACGCCATAATTCGTCGAATTCTAATGCCCGCAACCGTTCCTTTTCAACAACAGTCATTTGTTTGAGCATGTTTAAAATGTAAAATTTGTTATTAACATAGTATTTACCTCTCATAAAATCAATAAATCCAAGAGTGTCTTTCCTGCGTATCATTAAATATTCAATAATTTTATTTGTATTATAGCGAAACGCAATAATGCCTATGCTAGTGATGGGCATTTTACATTGATTATATATATGACCATGTTTTCCACAGTTATTGCAATAATTATCGCCCATGTAACTAATTTAGTTTAACCTAATTGAATAAAGTGACAAATCTTTATATAACTATTTGATAATAGGAAATGATATTTGATCCAACTGTATGGGGTCCACACTACTGGTTTTTTTTACATACCGTAGCGGAATCGTATCCATTGACCCCGAATGAAGTATCGAAGCGCAAATATTACGATCTTATACACAATATGCCGTTATTTATTCCGATATCAGAGATGGGAAATAAATTTAGTGAATTATTAGATAAATATCCAGTAACACCTTATTTAGACAACAGAACATCCTTTGTACGTTGGGTTCATTTTATACATAATAAATTGAATGTGTTATTAGGAAAAGAAGAGATTGGTTTAGCTGATGCACTCGAAAAGTATAGAGCAGAATACAAGCCGAAACCGGTTTATTTACACGAAAAAATACACGTGCGTCGTCAATATATACATATCGCATTAATTCTGGCATGTGTATTTTTGATATACATGTATTATGAATAAAATGAAAAAGTCTCGTGGTAATATAAAGACGCGATGCGAATAGAATTGATAATTATTCTGATAGCGGGATTTATCATTGCAAACATACATACCGACGGTAAATATACGAAACTACTACTTTCCGGTAAGAAATATTACCAGATGGCAGGTGTAGCATTTGGAGCATTGATGTTTTATATACTAATCAAACGAAATCCATTACGTGCACGCGAGATGGTTTCAATGTCAAATGAGTATATTAAATATTTACCGATAGATAAGAATGCATCGAACATCATTTCACCAATATTGGACTTTACCTCAAAACAAAACTTTACGTCTGATGATAGCAATAGTCCTATAATTCAAATGACAAACAACAATCAATACGTATCCGAGAACCGAATATTAAACTCAGGTAAAAAATCCACAAAACGATCGGTAAGTGAAACGAAAAAGAAATTTGTAGCGTCTAGACAGGATTGGAAATGTGCAGATTGTAAAAGCCAATTGAATGCTTGGTTTGAGGTGGATCATACAGTCCGTTTAGAATATGGTGGCAGTAATCATGTAGATAATTTAGTGGCTTTATGTCGTGAGTGTCATGGAAAAAAAACCACCATCGAGAATTTGTAAATTACAATACAATCGATTATAAAATATACATTATTGTATAATCAAACTAAAATATGCCAAATATAAAGGAAATTGGTTCAAAGGTTATGACCGGTATACAATCCATCCTATATACATTTTTTTACATAATTAGTATAATGTTTATATGGTTAATCGTAAAGCCAGTGACCACCATCTATTCATCTCTAAAAGAATTATTTATTTATGCATATGAAAATCTAGTATCAAATGCAACAAGTGAAAGTTATACCAGTTATGGTGCCATTGCATTGGTAGTAGGAGGCATAATTGGTTTTATGCAGTATGCAACAAAGGACCCGAATGCATCAACCATTGGTATTTATAGATACCTATATCCTATTGCAGGTTTGATAATTGGAGGTTTGTTCTATACATTTATGGGTAACTTATTTGGTGTCAATATGAAATCACTTATTACGGGATTATCTTCTCTCGCACTAATATTTGGAACCGCACTATATTATTACTCGGGAGGAGAAAGCGATACTATAAACAAACTGACGTACATCATGTCTGGACTAGCGGCATTTGGTGTAATTGTCGCATTGGCTATTGTATTCTATTTTTATAGCAACTATTTAAAATCAATGGAAGGATGGAGTGGACTATTTGCTCACCTATTGTTCTACATACCATGTCTAGTTCTAGATTTTATCAATTATATTAAGTCTGAATTAGGTGCAACCACGAATGTTGTATATTACCTGTTTATACTAGAACTGGTGGCAGCGCTGTTGTATATCTATATACCATTAATAATAAGAAAGATTGGCGTCATGGAAGGAACGCCCTTATTAGCAGAAACCGCCTTTTTAGATATTAAAAAGGAATTGGGAAGCGGATATAACCATGCGTTTGTAAATAATGGACATAGCGATGAGGCAACTACAACATTCAAACGTTCATATAGTATATCAATGTGGTTATATCTAAATATGCAACCACCTAATTATGCATCCTATGCAAAGGAAACGGAAATATTTAATTACGGTAATGGATTGCCAAAGATCACTTATATTAATAACATTGACACTGATGGAAATCAAACACCAGACATGCTGAATGTATATTTTACAAATCGCGGAGAAGAAGTGAAACGAAGTTATAAAGTGAATATAAAACCACAGAAATGGAACCAACTCGTTTTTAATTATAATTCTTCGCAAGTAGACCTATTTTTAAACGGACATTTAGAAAAAACGTTCGTATTTGATGAGAATGAGCCGGAATATTCCGCCGGAGATATAATTTCCATTGGTGCAGTGGAAGGACTAGATGGAGCAATTTGTAACATCAAATATCACAACAAACCCCAGTCAAAGGGACAAATAGCAACGTCTTATAATATGTTAATGAAACAGAACCCGCCTGTAAATAATTTGTGATGAATTAATATACAATGAAGCCAGCTACCATAATTCTGTCGGTGTTGATCATATTACTAGTATACGTGTTATATGCATACATTACTGGAACTGTAACACAATTGTCTAGTTCTGCTAGTTTAAAAACCGCCATTACTCCTATTACTAAGGTGGAAGGAGCAAGAAATACCCGTTATGGTTATAATATATGGGTATATGTGAATACCTGGGACAACAATTCTCCCAAAACGTTGTTTAGTCGTCCTAATAACATGAAGGTGTACTTAGATAACACTAGTCCTACACTGAATGTAGATTTAGCAATGAATGAGACGGACGAAAGTGGCATGCCCAAGTTCGATAAGATGATAGTTACCAAGAACTTCCCATTGCAAAAATGGGTATGCATAACATTAAGTGTAGATAATCAGTTTGCCGATGTATATCTAGATGGCAAGTTAGTGAAGTCGCAACGTTTTTACAGAAGTAATGAGGCAGGTGGCGTGTTCCCTGCTATCCCACCAGATGCAACTTCTGCACCAATTTATTTAGGAAATAGTCAAACCCAACCATTTGTGTCATTCGATGCATACACATCTGAATTTAAACGTTGGACTGTACCCGTTGACCCAGAAACTGCATGGAATACCTATTTAGAGGGCAATGGTACGAATGCGATATCTCGTGCATTCTCATCCTATGGCATTGACGTTTCTGTGTTAAAGAACAATGTAGAACAAACAAAGTTCTCTTTTTAAATAAATCGTAATACAATACTATATATTCTACTATATAGTATAGAACACTGATATGAATATTCAACCAAATGCACCACCAATTGCAATATCCGCATCTACTCCTCCCGTTGCCCAGCGTCTCGGGTCTGCATTAGACGGAGTGAAGTCGTCATTGACAACAACATTTGACGATTTCTCAACCCAAGCTAGTGCTGGTGTAGGTGCTACAACCGGATTTTTAACTTCAAACACAATCATTGCGAAATTTGCTTTTATTTTGCTGTTATTGATTGTGTTTTTAATATTGTTTAATTTAGGAATATCAATAATAGGCTATTTTACAGAGCCATCACCGGATCCCTATGTAATCAATGGTTTAATAGACGGAAACCACTCAAAAGTTATACCTCAGGACCCCAAGCAAACAAATGCAGTCCAGATATTTAGATCAAACGATCAGTCGAAGGGTATGGAATTTACCTGGTCTACTTGGCTATACTTAAACGATTTAGGTACGGTTGAAGGTAAATATCAACATGTATTTAGTAAAGGAGATGGTAATATTAATACTACGTCGAACTTATCGAGTGTAAACAATGGACCTGGTCTTTATATCGGTCCTATGAATAACAGTCTTCATGTTATCATGAACTCGGTATCATCAACCGACGACAATACTACCTTAGATATTGACAATGTCCCAATTAAGAAGTGGTTTCATGTGGCATTACGCCTCCAAAACACAGTACTAGATGTTTATGTAAATGGCGTGGTAGTAAATAGATTATTATTAGCAAATACTCCCAAACAGAATTATGGTGATATTCATATTTGCCAGAAAGGAGGATTTATGGGTAAGCTATCCAATCTGAGATATTACAGTCGCGCATTAAATGTATTTGAGATTAACAATGTTGTATCATCCGGGCCAAATTTAAAGGTCGCCGAAGATGTTATGCCATCAGGTGGGTTCAAATACCTTTCCAACCGGTGGTATGCATCCAAATACTAAGTAACCAGTGGTGGTAATGTAAAATATATGTTCGCAAAATATATATATTTTATTTTATTTGATGTCGAATATTGATTTAAACCTCGACACTATATGTAATTTGAGAAAGCGTCAACAATTATTTGCGATGCCCTCGTTTAGAGCAACACCTATATCGCCATATCCAACTTATACGCAACGTCAACTTGATATGCGACGAAAATTCGAGATTTTACAATACCCAAACAATCGTTTAAATACACGAACGAATAATTTGACAAAGAAATCTCTGTTTGCACAAGCGATTACTGGCAAATATCAGAAACAATCCTATGCGCCTATCCATACAGATACCGTTCGATATACTTACGATCCATTATTTAATTTAGATAGTGTAAATATAGACAGAACCACCGAATTTCCAGTACCAGAATGTCCGACAGATGATCTTATTCAAACGCCGACGTCTTCATCAGATGTACCTGGACCCATCATTAAATTATACAAGGACCCTACTGTCCCTTTATACAACTACGCAAATTCATCTATTGAGAATTATGCGATAACCGACGTAGACGACCAGGCTTTATGGAAAACAAATACAATCGGAGAAAACACTACATCGTTGAGTACCATTACTGTAATAAACTCTGATCTCGTACTAGAACCAGCAAATGACACAACGATGGCCTCGATTATGATAACTGATAAAATCAATGTAGATAGATATACATATTCACTACAAATACCAATCGGTGTTTACTTTAAAGGTACATATAAAGGAACTACACCCAAAGAGTTTGCTGAATTGAAACTATCATTTTCAAATGTAAACTTCAACCCACAAGTGGTATTTGCGAATAATCCGATTGAAACAAACCGAATAATTGAATACAGTATAGACAATGGAAATATTAGTGAAATTACCTTTGATGTTCCCGCAAATGGCGAGAATTTTTCAGGTTCACTATATACGGGAATGTTAACAATATCAAATATGGAATTATATACGGAACCTGGATATATATATGACTTCAATATTCTTGCCGATGTAAAGTTCACACAGGATAATATAAATGATTTTAGTAACAATTATGATTTTAGTTATGGAGTAAAGTTTAACATGACAGAAGTCAGTAAAAAATCAGAGATAGGATGTACTATCACCACTGATCCTAGTGAAAATGAAAGATTACCACTTCGTGTTACATGACAACTTGCATAAACACGTTACACTCTACATATCGGACAATTAGTGCATCTGGTAGAACATGTCGAACATATAAAATGGCCACATAGTGGTACCTCCAAGTTGTCTATATTCATCTTTTCATAACAGACTGGACAATCTTCATTCATCTTAGCATTATCATATAATGTTTTTATGATTGTCGGTAATCTCTCTGTCGCACTTACTATTTTTTTCATTTTAGTATACTCGGTTTTGGCAAGATTATAGCGTCGTTTGTAATGATAATTATCATTTTCTAATAATCTGAACTGCTCGCATTGCGTTTCATACATTCGTTTAAGTTGCCCATATTTAAATTGATATGTATGTTTGGATCGTTTATGTTCATCTTCCAATGTACGAATTGTATTGGACTTTTCGTGACATAACTTGCGGAGATCTTCTCGTTCTTGTTTTAATTGGTTGATAAGACATCTGACATCAGGGTTACTATCTAACATCCATGCTTCTTCGGTGATTTCAGTGTCATCATCATTTTGTTTGTCACTGTGGTTTGTCTCTTTGTTTGCGATAGTACTAGTTAGTTCTGCATCACATGGATAAGGCTTATGTCCCTTATGATAGAGCACTTGCACCCAAGCAGTAAGACATTCATTGTCTATACCAATAAGAGTAATTTCAAGAGCAGACTTCTTAACATCACGAACGGTTGTCGGATCACTTTTAGAGGTTTCCTTTGTATACAACGCAAACTCACTGAAATGATTGTTAAACGCGGCATCGAAGTTAGACAAAATCGTGGTTACATCTTGGGATTGATAAACGCTATCAGCTGGAACAGTATTATCATTATTTGTGTGTGCATCTATATCATATGTCTTTACTAATCTGGGCACTACGATTTCATAACAATGTAGATTGTTCGCTTTGTTCTTAGTCAATGGTGTAATATTATAGGTTACATCATAGTTGTCTGTAATAAATGCATCCATTGCTTGTTTGCATAATTCATCACGAGTTTTGGGCATGTTTACTATTAAATTTGTTAGATTTTTATTTTGAGGCAATTAGTTATAACAACTTCTTATAACTAATAAGTATTCAATTTTCCAGGTGTCTATTGTGCATTTGTTGTAAGGTTAGGGTTGAGACATTGGTGCTGACTGGGGAATATTTGACCCGACATACACTTAGTGTCCTGGTCGATTTCTACACACCCTCTGCGCCCTTGATGTTCTCCAACCAAGCACCAACTAGCCTTATCGGCACCAATTGCAGTCTGTATATTGCTATTCGTATTATCTGCATCAGGTGTGCTAGTTTTTATCGTAGATAGGTTAAGTGCATTATCAAAATGTTTTTTGGCATTTTTATCAATGAGGTTTTTACTGCCATCTTTTAATAAATTTCCAACAGACTGTACTGCTCCACTTGCAACGTCAATGCCAGTCTTGGTAGTTTCACCTACGATATCCGCGGTTGTATTAATAACTGCACCGGTGGTGTAGCCGAATAACGATAATATACGCAGAATTAACGGTTTAACCAAATTAACAATTGACTGAAATAAGTTTCCTACTAATTGGAAAACGCTACCAAACAAACTTAATATGTTTATTCCTAAAAGTGAGAATATTAGTAAAACCAATAAACTAACAATGAGGAACTTTTTGTTAAGAACTATTCCTCGGTCAGACACATCGATATTAAGTTTAGGAGAAGATTGTAATGAAGATGTATCCATGAATGTAATATATATATTGAAATATTTTATTTACTAGTTCGTTTGCATTTGACTTATAATTTATTAGTTTATAGTAAAATGGGTCTGTTTAGTTTTATTGAAACTTTCTTCTTTGTAAGTTTAGCCGTTACATTTATCTTGATATTGCTTCTAGTGTACCATTTTAGACAGCGGTTTAACACATTGGAGCAAAAATGCGATACTATGTTTGAATTAATAAATAGTGTTGTTTCCGAAATGAATGCGATGAGGAGCGTTCAGTCTGGTGTACCAAATATGATGTTTCACCCGGATCATCAGGGAAACACGCACTATGAACAAGTCGATGGTAATATAAGCCATTATTTACAGGATGAGCATCAACATGAGAGTGACGATGATAGTGGGTCTGAGGAGGACAGTGATGATGAGAGTGGAACCGAGGAAGACAGTGATGATGAGAGTGGAACCGAAGAAGACAGTGATGATGAGAGTGGAACCGAGGAAGAGATACCAGACGATGCATCTGTAAAGGTGATTGTATTAGAAAATCAAGAAAACGAGGGATTGACCTTAGTGCCTGACGATACCGTAGATGCATCGGACAATGAGAACGTAGACGATATTATTCAACCAGAAGATTTTAGTGAAGCTGACCCGGTTGTTGTAGAAAAATTAAATGACGAATATTTAGAAAATACGATTACTGCCGAACCAAATTCTATCGAAGAAATTGCTACAGACGTATATCGTAAAATGACGATACAAAATTTAAAGGCATTGGTCATTACAAAGGGTTTATGTTCTGATCCAAGCAAAATGAAAAAGGCTGAATTATTAAAAATGCTGAATGGTGAGGCGAATGAGTAATTGCCGGTAATATAATATATATCGAAATTATATAATATATTATAATGTCATCCATAAATGAGTTTACTAGTTTAGATAATGCATATCCAGAAGTAAAGTTCGAATTTTCTCGAACAATGTATCCAGTTCAGAATAATACTCAATATAAACAGGCACCTCCAATAACAAGTAATAATAAACAGGTTCTCGCCACAATCCAACCCGAAGCTGAAAATAACAATGCTTTATTATCCAGCGCGGGTATAACATCTAATTGGCAATATCGTAAATATTTAACTGACAATGCATCTGATTTAATTGAATACAACTACCGGGAAAGCAACAATGAGAACAATTTTGCGGTTAGGCAGTCTAATCCACCAAATATACAATGCAACGAAGTAAAGGGTGAATACAATGTACCTCGATTACAGCATGATGCATTAGACGCATCGCATCGCTTTGGCAAACCAGCAAGTGATTTGAAAAATATGTATCTTAACCAAGCGAATAATGATCTCCTAAAAATTGCACCTGTCATTACTCCCGAAAACGTTATACGACAACGTTCAGAATAAGTTCTTGAATTAGCCTTTTGCGACCAAACAATATAAACTCGGTAGGTTATATTGTTTATTGTGTTATGAGGGTCATAAGTTTTGATGTCGGAATTAAGAATATGGCCTATTGTATTTTTGACTGTACAAATGGGCAATTTATGATATCCAATTGGGATGTATTAAATTTAATGGATGCACAAGAGGCTGACCATATATGTGGTTGCATAAACACACCGAAGACGAAAAAACTATTACCGAAGCCATGTACAAAGAAGGCCAAGTATAGTAAGAATGACAAATATTATTGCGATAAGCATGCAAAGTCGTGTAGTCAATATATGGTTCCCACGAAGGAAATGTTGCCACCGTCTCTGAAAAAAATGAAGGTCGGTGACTTAATTGCCTTGGGTAACAAACATTTAGCACTCATTGATGTAGCCAATCCGGAGAAGATGTTAAAGCGCGATGTATTGGATAAATTGACAACCTATTTTGCGAAAAACTGTTACGAGCCAATTATAACAAAAAAGGCGAAAAGCGCATCGGAAACGGATCTGATTGAGATAGGACGTAATATGAAAACCCGCTTAGATGAAGTAGACCGGATCGATGAAATAACCAATGTTGCCATTGAGAACCAAATATCACCAATTGCGAACCGAATGAAAACGATACAAGGTATGTTGGCTCAGTATTTTATAATGACGAATGAGAATGCACAGATTGGTTTCATATCATCAGCGAATAAACTGAAACAGTTCGATAAATTGAAAACGGACAAATCGAACAAAGTGGACAAACTGATGACAGATACGAAAGAACCTTCACGAAACGTTAACCCTGAATATAAAACACATAAAAAGGATAGTGTCCATTACTGTTTAGAATTGCTCACCGCGAACCCTGAGTTGTCTACTTGGAAATCAGCAATGGATACCCGAAAAAAAGACGACTTGGCCGACGCATTTTTACAAGGCATTTGGTATTTACGAAACAATAATATTATTATAATTGCGGATGATTTAAAAATAAAACTTGTATAATTATCATAGTAGATGGAAGTAATCGATTTAGGTGCATTAGACGATTTAGATCCTGTATCTCTTGATATAGGGCAATCCAACAGTAATATGGGATCAGGAACCGGTATTGAATTGCTCATGAACGATAAAAAGATTTCATCCAGTAATTCGAATTCTAATTTAAATTTAGGCGAATTGGATAATTTGGAAAATGAATTGAATGACCTATCTAGCCAAGGAAAGAGTGAGACTAAAAGTCTTAGTGGAATGGCGGCTAACCTCTTTGGCATGGGTGAAACCACCAATAAAGCACCAACACCGAGGGAACCGGATGACAACTTCGGTGGATCTAATATTGGACAGGCGACCAGTAATAGTATGGGTAATTCGAAGACTTGGGATGGATTTTCAAAAATCAATGAGATCCCTTTGAATGCAGAAAAGGTAACCACATTGAATGAGCGCGAGGTTCGCCGTAAAAAGCGTGCTATGTTAAAGAAATTGGAAGAATGGTACGAGAAGGGTCAGATTAAGCATGGTTCGAATTTCAATATGGAGTCAGCCTTTGATGAGATTGAGGACGAATATGAAACCGCATTGGAGGATAAACGCAAGAAGGATGGAATTAAATTACAGGGGTGGTGGTTTATGACTTTCATTAATTCGATGGAATATGCAAACACTGTATTTAATCCTTTTGATCTTAATTTGGATGGTTGGGGAGAACAGGTGAACGAGGATATCGATAGTTACGAAGAGATTTTCTCTGAATTACACGACAAATACAAGGGCGGTAAGATGGCGCCGGAAATCTCTTTGCTTCTTCGTGTTGGATTTAGTGCTGCGGTATTGAATTTCTCAAATAAGGCATTGTCTAGTGCTACACCAGCTTTCAATGATGTTATTAAACAAAGTCCCGAGTTAATGAAAATGTTTACAAACGCAACTGTGAGTAGCATGAGCCAAGAATCGCCCGGTTTCGCAATGGCGAGTAATTTTATGCAAGATTCAACTAGACCTAAGGGACCTCCTCCACCCGCACCAGTTGAGACACAAAATATGGCTCCTCCACAACGTCCTGGTATGGTATATACAGGAGAGACCCCAAACAATCGTCCAGACCTTAATGCTAGTAGAGGAGCAATGTTTAGAGAGCAAGGTGTTGATGTAAACAGCGAGTATAATGTGAACGATGAGAGCCGTAGCATTAATACTCCTCAGCAACCTCCATCTAGGCCTGAAATGCGTGGGCCTCAATCGAGTAGTATTGACAACATTTTGTCTGGATTGAAGACCCGTAGTGTGAATATTCATGAGCAGCCTCCTGCTCCGGTCGCTAGTCAATCCGTCGAGGACGATTCCGTTATTTCGATTGCATCATTGAAAGATATGCAAAACACAACTATGCCTAAGCGCTCCAATAGAAGAAAGAACCGTTCTGACAAGAATACTGTTTCGTTGGATATTTAATTTTTCTTATTGATTGGTTTATTATTGTAAATCAATCAATTCTATACATCAAAACTAATTTCCTCGCGCAAATTGAAAACCAAAAAAAACTAGTAGTTTTGTTAAGTATTTTACATTATAACTCGTTAAATTAGAGACCAGACTTGTAGTCGTATAGGCTTTGTGTGCCCATATCTCGGTTGCATCCAGCGCAAATCGGGAGGAGGTTATCGAAGTTATCTGTACCGCCCTCACTATGGGCTACAATATGGCCGACGTGAAATCCATTTGACCCTAGATTAATATTATTGGTTTTACATACACCACAAATAGCTTCGGTAGCTTCTTCTCCAAAACACCTTTTCCATACTACGCCGCGTTTGTATTTCGATAGAGGCTTTCTTCTAGATATTTTCGGTTTAGTAATAAGCGGTACCGTGTAGGAAGTTAGTAAGTCAAACGCAATTTGATATATATTACGTTTTTTATAAATGGTATTATGTATGTTTTTTCTCTCCCATAGGGTTTTCACAATTTTCTTATCTACTTCAAGCTGACGATCTACTCTGGCAAAGAAACTCGAAATGAAACCATCACTGGTCAATGAAGACGTATAGCTTTTAATTATAGGATATTTCATGATATATTCTTCATCGGTCATAGAAGAGAGAATGCAGAAGATAGCATAGAAAGCGATTGGGGGTAATTTCACGTTTTTATCCTCGTGATCTACTGCAAACGTAACCATTCTTTCCATATCTCGCGTAAACTTAGTACCACACTTGTCATCAGCTATCACAAAATACTTACTGTCGCCCTTCTTCAATGCTTTGGTAAGCACACTATCGGTCATTGTAAACATATGGTCATATATATTAGTTGGAACACTGGAAATATGGTAGAGACGTACCAGAAACTGTATCCGATATTTTACAGGAGCTACACTCATGACATTGAGCATATTCTTAAATAAGTCTTCTAACTTCTCATTGTAGATCATATTGAGTAAAGGTAACTCCATGTTACGGTACAGATCACTGTTAGTTACTTTAACGCCCTGTTGTAATGAAATGAATGCGGCTTTCTTTTTAGCATCGGTCATAAGATATTTATGTACGACCACTATTAGGTTAATTCCTAAGAATTTTTTTCGTTGGTAGGGATCATATTTATCACTGGTCATATATACAGCGTTCCGGCTGTTTAATTTGCACCAGGCTTTGGTGTGCTCGTTCTCATCGTAGAATAATACTGCATTTGACCCGTTTATATTAATATATACCATATTGTTAGCTATATTTTTAATATGGTCAAGTGGTTTCGAATGTCTAAAATGCCAGAGTGCAAGAAGTCGGTGCTGTCCGTCAATTGTTTCGTACTCGTATTTATTATCCTGACCCATTGTATCGCATAATGTCAACGTCATCGCAGCATGACCATTGTAGTATAAAGATGTCAAGAAGGAACAAAACTTCTCCGGTGGCCATACAGCGTCTCGTTGATACTGCGGGTGCAGATTAATCAGGTGGATTATCATCATTATATAATCGATAGATTTCTGGGCTGTCTCGATAGGAGGAGGATCTGCGTAGACATTTTTGTAATATGTCGTACTATCTGTGTTATCGATTGCATTCATTGTTGTTGTAATTTGATATCGTTACTACGTAAAAAAAAGTATTCAATTTTATGTAGTACCAATCACAGTGCCCTCTTGTACATCGCCAGCATTTTCACTTTTTGTTCATCGTAGTTTACGATAGGTTTTGGGTATTTAATGTGTTTGTATTTGGGGTTCTCGCACATTGTATCCCATTTATGAATATCAGAAGGGTCGACGTAGGCAAGTTCGGGTACCCATTTTTTTATGTACTCGGATCGGATATCATATTTATAACTTTGTATCCAAGGGTTCATATCGCGAAAATACGGTTTCATATCAACACCAGTCCCACTAATGCCCTGCCAATTGCCATTGTTAGAAGCAATATCGTAATCAGTTAGTTGTTGTGCAAAGTATTGTTCTCCAATGCGCCAGTCAATCAATAATGTTTTGATCAAGAAACTAGCCACTGTCATTCGTCCACGATTGTGCATATACCCCGTTGTATTCATTTGTCTCATACAAGCATCTACCAGAGGATATCCAGTTAGTCCTACCTTCCATTTCTCAATATTAGTTTGATTATTACTCCACTGTATTTTACGGAATTTGGGTTGATACGAAAGACCAACTACTTCGGGATAAGCAAAGAGAACATGGGCAAAGAATTCTCGCCATATAAGTTCTCTTATAATGCCGTGATTAATACCAAACTTACGTTTGACATCATGGTAGACCTCACGTATAGAAATACATCCAAACTTGATATAGGCAGACAAATGGGTAGTTTGGTGAGTAAAGAAATCCCGCCTTTCATCGTAATCCGATTGGTCTCGTAGTGCCATTGTTAACAACAATTTCCCCCGGGTCCGTCCGCCGTGGACAAGAATATCCTTATTTGGATCGGTAAACCGTTTTGCAGCTTCTTGTAAAGAAATTTTATTTGATATACGAGAACCTGTATATTTACCAAAGTTAAAAACACGCTTTATTCGAGTATCTTTGACATCATTTTGAATAACCTTGTTATAAAAGGGCGTATATTTCTTATAGGCCATATTGCTACCGTCGGACACTACCGTACCTGGCTCATATAAGTAATAATCAGAGAACGTCGTGCATACCACGCCCAGATCATTGCAGAGTTTCTGTGTCGCCTCGTCGCGTTTCACCGCATATGGACTATAATCCCGATTAAAATATATAGCAGTAATCCCGAGAACCTGAATAATTGACCTTAAAATGGTTATTTGATCACCATAGTAACACATAAGTTCTCCACCTTTACTTTTTATATTCGAATTTAGTTCAATCAAACTTTCTATCATAAACTGTATAGCGTTGTCAGACCGGTATACATTTGCTTGTCCAACCTGTTCGGGTGTAAATATGAAACAAGTATACAATTCGTCTGACATTTCCGTTGCTCGATTTATTCCCCGATTGTCTTCAATGCGGAGATCACGATGAAACACGAACAATCCACGGGTTGATTTTACCATAGTTATATTTATATTATAATAATATTTTTCTTTCGGTTTATGTAATTTATGAAAGAAATATAAATATAATCACGTATGATATGTATATACCGTGGAGAATGAATAGCATCACCGAAATGTTATTCATCATAATGGGATCAGCGTTTAGCTACATATTAGAAACGTTCAATATAATGGTAGGAAATCTAAATGAAATTAAATTAAGCGAAATTATGGTTAGTATTGCGACAACATGTTTGATGATAAAGAGTAAGGTGGATGTAAAGGCAAAGCACATGTATAATACCTATCCAATTATCCGTCATTATACAGATGCGTGTGTATATGTACATGACTATTGCCGTGCATGTATAATGGGATATTCAATCGAACCACTGTGTAATAATTGGATATCCGTTTCGAACATTACGAACAATGATATGGATATTTTCCTAGGAGACGATTATGAATACACGGAAAAGTATCATTATTTCACAACAGATAACGAAACGGCCACTGATCTATATAAGAGAGGATTGGATCGAATTTGTGATATAGCGTCATCTAAATGCATACCAAATTCATTAGAGACCTTGGTAACGATGAAGATCGGAAACAAATACATGTATTCGTCATTTTTTCATACAGATATAGACACACCAAAGACCGAGCGCTTGTTGCCTACAACGGAAGGCAAGAATGTGTTTTTGAGTATTGAATACACACATCCATCAATGTCAAAAGGGATTGTAATCGAATTACCGACCAATATGTATATTGCAAACAATCATATATTATCGGCGACATTTGTGCGAAGATATTTAGAACATCAAGACCAGGAATATACATTTGATAATAACTATGTCATAAAGCTATTGGATACCACGATTACTATGATGAAGATAAAGGCAAATCAGTATATCAACATTAAAAGAATGGGTTACGAGGTTATCACTATATACCCAGATGACACTCTGTGTAATGAACCAACAGAGGAGGTCAGTGAACCGGAGGAAGAAGATACTATATCAAATAATAGTGAAGCTGGGTCTGATATATCAGAAACCGCTGACCAGAGAGAGGAAACGTCAGATACTGATAGGTCAGTGCCGCCTCAAATTGAACGAAATATAATGTCTAGTTTTGGAACATTGTCCGAAGATGATGAAACTAGTGATAGCAATACAGACGAAAATCTATCAGAGAAGGATAGCAACGATAATATTATTCAATAATAAAAATAAATACATATAAAGAAATTTCTATATATATTTTACGGGTGTAATCACAATGGATACAGTGAGTAGTCCTACCCAACAACATAACTTGAATGGTAAATGGAATATGTATTACCATTTACCACACGATAAGAGCTGGGAATTGTCCAGTTATTCTGTAATTATGAGTGAGATTGACACTGCCGAGAAAGTTATACAATTAAACGACAAGATCCACGATAACATTATTAAGAACTGTATGTTGTTTGTAATGCGGGAAGGTATTACACCCATGTGGGAGGATCCCCAGAACAGAAATGGTGGATGTTTTTCATATAAAATAATTAATAAACACGCACCAGAGGTATGGAAAAATTTATTCAGTTTGCTATGTGGGGAAACATTATGTATAGATAATGAACATAGCAAACAGGTAACTGGTATTACTATATCACCCAAAAAAAACTTTTGTATTATAAAAATTTGGATGGATGTATCTTGCTATCAAGACCCCAATATGATAACTACTATTCACAACTTATCAAAACAAGGATGTCTATTTAAAAAACATGAACCTGAATTTTAGAAATCGCATATTAGATGTTACCTTACAACTAGTAACATCTAATACTATAACCTAGATCGAAAATCTCACACGCTTTGGGCATCTATTGCATCTAGACCCGTCGTTCAAGTTATAGGTACTGTCCAACCAGAGATGCGATATACCATGTATTCCGATTGAAATACTAATCAACAAAAGCAGTGTTATTTTTTTGTAGATGTCTATATTCTGAATATTTGATACATTGAATATTACAAATAATACAACTGTAAATAGTATAGTACCGTTCAGTATATGAGCATAACCACCTGGTGTCCCTAAATCAGTATACATTATACTATTGGCTAATATAATATTTTAGCCAATAATAATCGAATGGTATTGTATAAGATGTCTGAATTCTCAAACAGCGAAGTATTAAATAGCATTTCTTATGCATCAGTGATGGACATGTTACGTGTTACAATGTTAGTGTATAATTACGGTAAGGATATTTCTCTAACGGACGACAACATGACAGTGGAGACATTCGTGGATAAAATGAAGCAGAGTGGTGGTTTTGACAAGTTAAACTTGAATGAAACTCGAAAAGGTGTATTGGAGGATATTGCGAATAATATTCCAAATGGCAAATTAGCAGCATTTATCAATGATGAAGAAACTGACCTCCAAGTAGGGGTTACTGTAAGTGAATTGAATAAACGCATTAGTGTTGTATTTCGTGGTAGCGAATCAAAATCCGATTGGTATTACGATCTAATGATATTCAAACATAAGCTAACCGATAAAATAAGTGTCCATAGCGGGTTCCATAAGCAACTCACTGATAACAAAACATATGAGAAACTTATGGAGAAATTAAAAGAGTTGTTGATGGAACATCCAGATTATGCAGTGTATGTAACCGGACATAGTTTGGGAGGTGCACTATCTACTTTATTCGGGTATATGTTATCAAATGAGATAGATAATCAAGTTACTGTTATATCGTTTGCCAGTCCTCGTGTAGGAAATTATGAATGGAAACAAGCATTTGAGCAGAAAACGAATTTGACACATTATCGTATTACAAATAATCGTGATATTGTAACAGCATTCCCATTATATCGTTATTATCATGTCGGACATAATATTCGTTTGTTTGACGACAAGTTTGATCTGTTTGACCGAGATACATTGCGTGGATGGTATGACGAGACATTGTTAACGTGTTGGAGTGTAGCAGAACATGATTGTGAGCTCTATTACAATCGTTTGACTAATGCAAATTGGTAGTTGTCGGCAATGTGTTCCAAAAGAAAATATATAATAAATCCACTATATATTACATATATGCTGGATGAAAATCTAACAAATAATGATGGCAACAATAGCACAGGTGTAATGAATATAGAAAAAACATGGTCGGATAACATAGAACGAGTACTGGACAATCTGCGGATCAATTGTTCACAGTTAAGTAACTACCATAAGTTCAAATATCAATATTGCAAAAGCCAGGTTAAATGGTTTAGAATACCGATTATAGTGCTCAGTGGAATAAATACATTTGCATCGGTTGGTACACAAGAACATTTAGATCAGCGATATATATCTATCATAAGTAGTTGCATTTCACTAGTATGTGGAATAATAACGGGCATAGAGATGTTTATGAAATACCAAGACAAGATGGAAATAGAGTTAGCGACGCATAAGGAATATTACAAAATAAGCATTGACGTCTATAAAATGATATCGATCGATCGAAGTTTACGAAAGTATACAGGAAAAGATTTTATGGATGAAAAGTTCAATGAATACGAAAAAGTAAAAAGTCGTAGTAGACCCGAACAACCATCCGAACTTGTTTATGATTTATTAGCAGATAAAGACGAATTAATTGTGTATAAGCGACATGATACTAAGAGACATAAACGAGGATGGGTGAATAAAATAGAATTGCCGCCACCGTTGCATGAGAAACAATCACATCATTTTTTTAATGACGCAGTGTCTTATGCTATGTTTCGTAATCCAGAAAAGTATATGTTACGAGAACAATCGAAGAAACTAGAAAATAAGTCGAAAATAACACAGAAGTATATCGATAATCGATGGATTGAAAAGAAAAAACACGGTCAGTCTAGCAGTTCAGATAGTCTAACTGGTTCAACTTTATCGATAAAAAACCAAGAGACCCGGTCAACTAGTAACAATGGTCAGGATGATGATAGTGAAAATCATAATAGTAACGGTTCAATAAACAGTGACGAGGAATGTATACCTAATGAGACAGATGGATATTTCAAAAGAATGAGCAATGCATTGTTCAAACCAAATATGTCCGTATGGCTATCTGATGAAGATGAAGATCAAGATGAAGAGCAGGACCATGTGATAGAATCTGTCTAATACAATTCATAATAGTTGGGGTCCCTATCATTGTATTCACAATAAAATTGAATACAATGTAATGATATAGTAGCGTATAACAAAACTACTACGCAATTACTATGAAGATTGTGGCAAG